TTGGAAGAGCAAGCCGTTCGAGCAATCGAAACGGCTGATTTTTATGGTAATTTATTTACAGAGCGCCAAAAATTTTATATTGCTGCTACATTCATGGGCTTATTTGCTATGGCAGGCTTGTATGGAGCAGTTCAATTTATTGGCCTCGTTTATATCATGGGCAAACTAACGCCCGATGACAAATGAACATTTTTTACTTACATTCTAGTCCACAAATCTGTGCCGAATACCACAATGATAAACATGTGGTCAAAATGATTATTGAGTATGCACAACTCATGTCAACGGCACACCGGGTTCTTGATGGCGACCCATACTATGCTTTGACTGCAAACGGTCGAAAGATTAAACGCTGGCGCTTGCCTGAGGACCGTGAACATGAATTGATGAAAGCATCACATATCAATCACCCATCGGCTGTATGGACTAGAGCATCTGATTTGAACTATTTGTGGTTATACAAATTGTGGAAACACTTATTGGCTGAATACACTTATCGATATGAAAAAGTTCATTCATGTGCTAGACTCGAAACAATTTTGTCGAGAACACCTAATGATATTTCAATTGGATTTTTTACTGAACCAACACCGGCGATGCCTGATGATGTTAAAGTATATGATGAAGTCGCCTCTGACAGATTTGAAATCGATTCATTGGCATCGTATCGTAACTACTATAGAAAAAACAAAACGCATCTGGCTAAGTGGAAAAAACGACCAGTGCCAAATTGGTACATGACTATATAAGTGTAATGCCGACATACGATTTTTATAATACAGAAACGGGTGAAGAGTTCTCAGCGTTGATGAAGATATCTGAGCGTGAAGAATTTCTGAAGGAAAATCCCCACATCCAACAAGTCATCGGAGCCACTGCTACAGTCAGTGGTGTATCAATCACTGGTAAAATTCCAGACGGTTTCAAAGAAGTTCTATCAAAAGTTTCCGAGAATCACAAACAATCTTCTGTGGCGAATCGTCACGGTAAGAAGTCGATTAAGGAATCACAAACACAAAAAATTGTTGATAAACATTTAGGAAAATTTGGGCAGTAATTATATTATGCTAACCTCGTCAAAGGAGCATATATGACAAAAAAATCTTTGCAGAAAAAAGTAGCACTACTGAATGATTATATTGAAAAAGAACTCGAAAAAGAAATAGAAACAGAAATGACACAAATACAGAAAGACCCTGCAAAGATAGAAAAGAAGTACCCCAGACCCAATTATCCACACTATAGCCGAAATCACTATTTTACATAATAATGCGAATATTTGAACATGTAAACTTACCAGAACTTCAATTTGATCTAAACGCCGAAACTATCGATAGTGGTAGAGTTTATACTACGCCAGAAGGCAACAAGTATAAGTCTATCACTACGGTACTTTCGCATTATAACAAGCAAGGCATTTATGAGTGGCGACAGGCTGTTGGTGAAGAACGTGCAAATGAAATATCACGTAAAGCATCAAATCGTGGAACAAAAGTCCACAAAATTTGTGAAGATTACATCAATAATGAGATATCTGAATTGAAGATGCAAATGCTGATGCCCGATCTGAAAGAACTATTCTTTAAGATTAAATCAGACATTGATGAAAGCGTTGGTAAAGTTTATGCACAAGAGCAAGCACTGTATTCTGACAAATATAGAATTGCTGGTCGTGTTGACTTGATTGCTGAATGGGATGGTAAGTTATCAGTCATTGACTTCAAAACATCCAGCAAACAAAAAGATGAAGAATACATACAGAACTACTTTATGCAGTGTACAGCATATGCTTTGATGTTTGCTGAACGAACTGGCATTTGGATTGATGATATTGTGGTTGTCATTGCTACTGAAGAAGGTCCAGCACAGATTTTTGAAAAACAGATTCATGATTATCGGCAACCTCTGATTGAGTATATTGATAAATATGCTTGACAATTTGGGGGCGTCATGCTATCATTCAAACAACATACACAATTAGACGAAGGTAATCCTCTTGCCAGACTGCAAAAACATGCCGAAGAGGGCAGACATTATGCAGTTCTTTCTTCACAGCGACCGCATGATGAAGTGTCTCCAGAGGAAAACAAAAAGCGTCACGAAGAATTAAAAAGGAAACTGTCGGCACAAGGCTATACTCATAAAGAAGTAGAAGGTCATTGGGAAGGTGGTAAAGAAAAGTCTATACTGGTACATGCTAAAGGAAAAGGAGATGAACACGGCAAACAACTCCTCCATGATATTAAAAAACATGGAGAACATTATAATCAAGACTCAATCTTACATCATGATGGAAAAACAGCAACCTTACATGGAACAAACAAAACAGGTTTTCCAGGACACGGCAAGACAGAGAACGTAGGTAAAATGGCTTTCAATAAGCCACAAGCGCCATTTCAAACAGAAATGAAACCGAAGTCAGACAAACCGTTGAAGCCTGGAAGAACATCAAAGAGTTCATCTAGATTTACAACGGAATAATTATGACAATCAGTGAGAAAGAATATTACGAAAGACTTGAAAATTATTTGAAAGAATGTGGTCCAAATCCAGGTACTACATTCTTTGGTTCATGGGGCTGGTACGCAAGAAAACGAAATGAGTTCAATGCAATAATGAAAGAGGAAGGAATTGTTGTAACCCCTTCAAAGTGAAGGCATTCTGGACGTGGGTTCGACTCCCACCTAGTCCACCAAAAGCACATCGTATAGTATTCGATACGAAAGCTGGCCAGGCTGATGTGCTTCTGATGGGCTAGACATGGTTTCGACAGGGTGAGATAGTGGAGAAGGCAACACAGTAGGCGATGACTGTAAATCAAGCAAATTAGTAAATGCAAATGACGCATTTTATGGAGAAGAACGCCTAGCAGCGTAATCTCTTGGGGTTTCGGGAGTGTCCTTATTACCAAATCACTCCCACCTAATTTTATACATCATGAAAATTTATCTATCTAATTATCGTAATCATTGGCTCTCTCCATATACAATACTGGAGAAAGTTTTCTTTTGGCGTGAAATTGATTATGATGAGCCAATCATCAAAAAACTCTCAGATATTCTTCATCCGTTTTCTAATGCATGGATGAAGTTCCTCGACTTGGTTCATCCACGAATTCAATATGTTAAGATTGATTATTGGGATGTGTGGAATATGGATCACACACTCTCACCAATCATTCTTCCGATGTTGAAGAAACTCAGAGAAACAAAACACGGTTCTGGTTTTGTTGATTTAGAAGATGTACCAGAACATCTCCGATACACAACAAAAGAAGATTGGGATTCACAACATTCATTTGCTTTCTATCATGAGCATGAGATCAAAGAAGGTGAAGCAGACATTCATGCACGATGGAATTGGGTGCTTGATGAAATGATTTTTGCCTTTGAGCATCTCGTTGATGATTCATGGGAACAAGAATATAGTTCGGGTGAAATAGATTACAAGTTTGTCAAGAATGAAGATAATCCACACTTGTCTGCCATGGAATATGGACCTAATCACACATATGTTTGTGACTATGACGGTTTACGCAAGGTATATGAGCGTATAGATAATGGTCTACGTTTGTTTGGTAAATACTACCGTAACCTGTGGGATTGAACAAACAAAATCACTAAATATATGTACTGGCATCACACACATTCGCCAGTAAACACACACAACACAGGAGAAGCAAATGAGTAATCTGACACCGTTCGAGATTCGTCTTGAACTTCTAAAAATGGCGAAAGAATTATTGTTAGAAGAGTACCACTCTAACAAAGACCGCCTAACCAATGAATGGCACGTAAAGGTAGAGTCCGCTAAACTAAACGGACAAGCAATACCCGAACATCCAGCCTTTCCAACTTATCCCACAGAAAACGATATCATTACCAAGGCAATGTCCTTGAACGGATTCGTTTCGAACATTACAGCAGAAAAATCACAGAGCAAAAAATCTGCCTGATGGGACCGAGTGTGCTTCGGCACACTCCTAACTTATAGGAGAAACTATGCGTTACATCACACCATTACTTTGTAGTATATTTGCGGCATTTATTCTTTATGTTGGTCACGCCGCAGCACAAATAAACATTCCAGTTGACCCAAAAGTTGAATTGGAAGATTTATCACCACAAGCAAGGTCAGAAGTTGAATGTCTTGCACAGAACATGTATTTCGAAGCCGGTCTAGAACCAAGACTCGGTCAAATTGCCGTAGCATTTGTTACCCACAATCGTATGCAATCCGGAGTTTTTCCGGACACATATTGCGGCGTAGTAAAACAAAAAGTCGGCACAGTTTGTCAGTTCTCATGGGTATGTGAAAATCGTCCAAAGGATATGATGAGAAAAGGACTCTTGACAATTGAGAACAATTCGTTATATAATAAAGTAACTGAACTAGCGTTGTCGTTCTATCTTTATACTGAAAAGTTCAAAGATCCAACAAGAGGTGCTTTATTTTTTCATGCAGATTATGTGAAACCTGGTTGGAATAATATGAAATATACAGCACAAATAGGTAGACATTTATTTTACAACAAGGTAAGTAGAAAGGCATCATGAGTATTTTATCAAGCAAAAAGGAAAAGGAGATTGTTATGGAAAAAGGATTGAATAGTACAGTCACAATATCAATCACAGTGATTTTACTTTCAGTCATTGTTGCGATTTGTATCTATGGTTTAAACGACCGAAAACTTATGGCAGCAAATATTGAAAACGCTATTGCAAAAGGTATTGACCCATTGTCAGTAAGATGTTCTTATGCTCACAGTGATGATATCGTTTGTGTAGCACACGCCTCAACACGCAAATAAAAGGGAGATATATTATGGATTTTGATAATGAGAATCACAATTTTACAATTCGATTTGATTCAAATGATGGCAATAGAAGTCTTGAAATGAACTTCAATGAATTATTTCTTGATGACATTCTCAATCAAGTGAGAGACTTTCTAAGAGGCTGTGGATACGAAATTGATGGACAGATTCAAGTTGTGCCTTCTGAACACGAAGATGTATATGTGGGAACAGATGACTATTTGGTATCAGATGATGCACCAGATTTTAGTTTCGAAAATATTCCAAACAACAACTGGCCATTCAGCGCAACGATGAATGACACCATTACACCACTAACAACAAAAGATGTTGTATCATTATCTACTGAACCTGTGACCTTTGCAATGCCTGGCACAGCAGGCAGTGCTACTTACGATTTGCGGTTTGGTAGCCCGAACGGTGCCTAATGCCGACTAAAGAGGAAATGCTGAGATTTTCTTTAGGCATTGAACAACTGGTAGCCAATACAGATTACACATATCTTGAGGCTATTGGTGAACACTGCAAAGAAACTGGTTTGGAAGTTGAAGTTGCTGCTACTTTGATCACGCCAAATCTCAAAGCAAAAATTCAAGAACAAGCAGAAAGTTTGAACATGCTAAAAGGAAAAGGTAATCGTTTACCGATATGACAGGCTACGATGCGTTTTGTTTATTTACTTCACTCAAACTTCACTTCAATTCCGATTCTTACGATTACTTTCGATATAATGGTAAGACTAGTACGAGCATAGATGCGTTTGAGAATCGTAAAGACAAATATCACTTTTACAAATTGAGTCGGCGATTCTCAAATGCTGAACAAGGTCGTGACTTTATCGTTGCTAATCTTGTGCATGATCCGAACGTCTGGATTGGACATTTATTGACAGAAGAATCAGACATTGAATATCGCAAACGCCAGAAAGTGATGCAGTCTTTGACATACACATTCACGAATGAAATTGAATCATTATTGAGACAGGAAAGTCCAAATGACTTACTAATGATACATGATGGTCAGTATCCAGAACTGCTTACCAAGTTGTTGCAAAGTGATGTATCGTTGGAGACTGTTTGTATCATGAACTCTTTTATGAACTTTGTTTCAATGTGGGATAAAAAGATTGTTGATACAATTCACTATCCAAGAGTAAGTAGAACAATAAAGAAATACACTCCGTTCATAAAGTTTGAGCCAACGAAATATAAACTTATACTCAAAAAGGAATATGATGCGAATACAGAAAATTTACCTTGACATGGATGGTGTGTTGTCTGATTTCAATAAAAGATACAAAGAAATCTTCAAAGAAAAAGCATCAAGCAGCCGTGAACGTGGTGAAAAACACGATGACAATTGGAATCGATTTGTAGATGGTAGAAACTTTGAAACACTTGATTGGTATCCTGGTGGTAAAGAGTTGTTGAAGTTTGTTCTCTCACTTGATATACCGATTGAGATTCTTTCATCGTCTGGTGGTAAAATGCATCACGAAGAAGTAAAGAAGCAAAAGAAAGTTTGGCTGAAACGCCATTACATTGACTTCAAGGCTAATATCGTGCCTGGTCGTCATCTTAAAGCAAACTATGCAAAGTCTGATGTTATTCTGATTGATGATACAACGGATGTAATTGATGACTTCAATCTTGCCGGTGGTATTGGAATTCTACACAGAGATACGGCGAAAACGATAAAAATCGTGCAATCAGTTCTTGACGATACATATATAGAAGTATATAATGAATCATGTGGACAAGATGCACATACAACTTAATACACTAACTTATACGAGGTAATTACATGTCTGATTTTTCTAAACTCCGCAATAACCGCAACTCATTCGAGAAACTCACCAAAGCGGTTGAATCAATCAATACAAACACTGAATCTGGTTCAAAAGGTGATGACCGCTTCTGGACACCAGAAGTAGACAAAGCAGGTAACGGCATGGCTGTTGTTCGTTTCCTTCCTGCTCCAGCAGTAGATGGTGATGAAGGACTTCCTTGGGTACGTATCTTTGACCATGGCTTCCAGGGTCCTGGTGGTTGGTACATTGAAAATTCTTTGACAACACTCAATCAAAAAGATCCAGTTTCAGAGCATAACTCTGTTTTGTGGAACTCAGGCATTGAAGCAAACAAAGAGATTGCCCGTAAACAAAAACGCCGTTTACATTATGTGACTAATGTTTACATTGTTTCTGATCCAAAGAATCCAGACAATGAAGGACAGATTCGTCTGTACAAGTTTGGTAAGAAAATCTTTGATAAGATTACAGAAGCAATGAATCCAGAGTTTGAAGATGAAAAGGCGATCAATCCTTTTGATTTCTGGGAAGGTGCTAACTTCAAAATCAAGATTCGTCAAGTTGAAGGTTATCGCAACTATGACAAGTCTGAGTTTGACTCTCCTTCAGCATTGCTTGATGGTGATGATGCGAAACTTGAAGCACTGTGGAAAAAGCAACACTCACTCAAAGAGTTTCTTGACCCAAAGAACTTCAAATCTTATGATGTGTTGAAAGCAAAACTTGATAAAGTCTTGGGTCTTGATGGTGCTGCACCAGTATCAAAGACTAAGGCTATTGATGAGAACTTTGTTCCTAAACCATCAGCAGATATTGATGACGAAGAACTTGATTACTTCAAGTCTCTAGCAGAAGATTGATGATTGTGACGCCACCTTCGGGTGGCGTTTTTTATGCTGCAACGACTCTGCGGTCCTGTATCACTGTAGTATTATTCACAACAGCAGTATTGACAACAGTAGGGTTTTTTGGCTTCGATTGTTGACGTTGTTCAGTAGCGATTTCATTTGATGATTTACCGACATCAGCACCTTGTACAACTTTACCTGTAGCAACATCAACTGCATTTCCTTTCTTATCTGGTACTTCAGCATCATCAGGTGTTGATGGAGCACCAGCTATAGTAACGTGCCAATCTTCACCTTTGACATTACGAATCAGTCCAAATTTTTCTAACCAGCCAGTTGGCTTGTCTCTGCTACCACCAAGAACATTTAGACCATCGGGTCCTTTGCTGTTAAGGTCGATGCCAAGGCCTTTCATGTGAACACTACCCGCACCTTGTCCTAGAGGTGCCATTGGTTGTGCTACTTTACCGCTTGGTCTACCATTGTTATTTTTTAAGTCTGCATCATATAATTCTTTTTGCTTTTCGTTGCTACGATAACCAGAAGTGATAAGCAGCATCTTACCAGTTTCTTGCTTAAATGCCGTTGCCATCAATTCAAGGCGGCGCTGAAACTCATCGTTAAATCTTGATGTGTCTACATTTGGGTCCGCCTTCTTTGTAAGATTATCTAAACTTCCTGCTGCTTTAGTTACAGGTTGGCCTGATGCTACATCACTTGGTGTTCCATTAATAGGTGTTGCTAAAGTACCAGAAGGTGCGGGCGGCTCTTTTGCAAATACAGATTTATCAGAACGATATCTTGGAGATGCTGGTGGTGGCGGTGCAGGTGGTGTAAGTTTTTCGGCTTTACCTTCGGCTTTTCTTTGCTCATATGCTTTTCTATTCTCAAGAAATTTTTGAAGAGAAAATTTACGTTCTTTGAGTAGATTGATATCCTCATCGAGAACTTTTAATGTTTCAACTGCATTAGCATATGGGTCAGATTCAAGTTGTTTTTTTCTTTCTTCTCTTACACCTTTTGTTTCAATTTCACCTGCCTTATCGATGTCTCTACCAAAACTACGGAGTTTATCACCAACGAAAGCACCAACACCAACAAGAAAATAACCTATTCTATCTGTCAGAGGTTTAATTAAACTGCCTATTGATTCTAAAACTTTTGTGGCATCATCTTTTGTTATTAGACCAAATGAAATGAATTGCAAAAATGACGACATTTGGTCAACAATGACCTCTGCAAAATTATAAGAGGCGAAAAAATCTGTTATTGTATTCGAGAATGCAGTTAGGCCAGCACCTATGATGCCTTCAACACCACCACGTTGTTCTATTACTTTAACTAATAAATCTTTGTTGAATATTCCAGAAATCAGTAGAAGTGCTGCTGCGGTTTGAAGTCCTTCTATAATTGAATCGAAGATTGTTCTCTTTTTTTTCTTTTCTTGTTTTTTAATTTTCTTTTTTGAATCTTCTGATATATCTACTTTTTTTACTTTATATTTGTCTACAAACGGAGATAGTTTGCTTATCAAACTTTCTTTTGCTGGTTTCTCACCAGTTTCATTTTGTAAAAATTTACCAAAGCCTCCAGAAATAAGTTTGAACTCTTTTCCTATTCTAGGTAAAAGAAGCATGTTTTTTGAAATGACTTTAAGTGCAGCAAGACCTAAGAGGTCGTTTCTATCTTTCTCTTTTTCTTTCTTTGATTTACCGAATAGCTTTTCAGTAATCGATTTGCCTAGTATTTCTCTTATCATGTTGCACGTGCCATGAGTGATTCGCTGCCTTCACGTTTTTGATTGTATGCTGTTTTGGTGTCGGTCATTTTTGTATTGTTTGTTTGAGACACATTGATAACATCAGCGCCAGTTGGCTTTAATTGTTCTCTTTGACCTTGTGATACTTCTTTGCTTGTAGTTGCAATATCAACACCACTAAAATCTTCCGAATACTTATTAACTTTGGCTAATATTTCGGCACCGATACCTTTGTTTAAGTCTAGAGATTTACCACCAATAGCTTGTGTTACTGCACGATTAGCTTCTGACTGTGAAGTAAATGAATTTAGTTTTCCACCTAAAGACTTCAGCATGAATTGTGCTGTAACTTTAGAAGCAACTGATGGGTCAAGCAATTGTGTTGGATTACTGAGCAAGTCAACACCGGCAAGTTTGCCATACATCTTATAATTATTTTTACCAGTTAATTGTATAAAACCACGGCCGATGTATTTGAAACCATCACCCTCTTCGGTGTTACCCATGCCTTTACCAATTGCTGTATCTTTACCATAAATGACTTCAGCAAACTTATATGGGTCTTTTTTTATTTCATGTAACTGTGCATCAGAATAGTTCTTAACTCTGGTTGTAAAGATTTGACGAATTCTATCATTCGCTGTGTTTTTGTAGGCAAGAATATTTTCTTCAAAGTTTTTGAATCCAGTTTCTTTTTGAATGTTGGCAAGAATAGCAATTTTTGCAAATTTGTTTGTAATACCAGCAGCGTCTAATTCTGTAACTATAATTTTTACAAGTGCATCACGACCAGATACTTTTGTTGGTGCTGCTGGTGGCACACCACCTGGTGTTACTGGTTTTGGTGCGTATGCTTCCTTCTTTGCTTGCTGTTCACGTTTTAGTGCATCCGATAATGCTTGTTCGGATGTTTTTAATTCTTTTTTCTTTTCTTGCAAACGCTTAGTTTGGTCTGATGGTTGACCTGTCGCTTCTTCTTCAAGAATAGCAATTTCTTCTATCAGATTGTCACGTTCTATTGTTTTTTGTCTTATAAGTTCTTGTGCTTTGGCCAAATTTTCGGCAACTTGTTGTTGCCTTTTTGCTTCTGCTTCAGCAGACGCTTGTGCTGCTTTTTGTTGTTCAATTATAGCCGCAAGCTCTTTTTCACTTAAAGGTTTTTCTTTAAGTGGGTTCAACTCCAGTAACTTGTCTATCTTCTCATTTACAAAAGTAAAGATTGAATCTGAAGAATCATTAATGAAGTTTGATATTTTTTCAGGAATGTTTTTTATGAAATCTACGGTACCATCAATTACTTTTTTAGCAGTGTCTTTATCAAATAAACCAAAAGTCAGAGAGTCAACTAAGCCTGCTATACCTGCTTTGATTGTTTCGTAAACACTGCCTGTAGATTGCCATGTTTCCCATGCATCTGTAATACCATCCCATAAAGTCAAAATGATAAGAGCAATCCAACCAATAGGTCCCGTTGCAACTGCAAGACCTCTTGCTGCAATTTTAATAGCAGATTTTCCTGCCGCTTTTTTCATCTTTTTTTCAACTTTGGCTTTCAATTTGTCCATTGTAGGACGCAAATATTTCTCAAAAGCCTCTTCAAAATATTTGAATGCTTTCTTAGCAAAATCTTTTAGTTTACCTAAAAGTTGTTTACCAAATTTTTTAAATTTCTCAGACAATTCCAACAGTTTTTTCTTTGCCTGTTTTGCATAATCTTTGGCAATTTTCTTGAGTTTTTTAAATTTACTGTTTTTGGATTCGTCAGCATCTTCTGTTTCAGATTTTATAAATTCATCTTGAAGAACTTTGAATTTTCTTGCTCGTTCATCATCTTTTAGAAAATGCATGTCCTCTTTTTCAGAGGCTTTACCACCGTAAATTTCAACGAGCTTGATTATGTTTTGACGGATGATGTTTAGGTCTTTAGCCGCACGTGTGACAGCCATAAAGTTTAAAGCTGTCTTAGATAACTTTTTTACCGTGGGAGATGTTCTTTCGGTAGAGACTTTGTTTAGAACTTTTTTCTTTACCGACAGACCTAGAATTTCTGATAACATTTTATGTTGTCAAATAGTTTCGAATAAAACTTGTGTTGTAAACATCTGCAACACCTTGTGTTGATGGTGCTTTTTGTCCAGTTGTATTATTAACTATTGGTGCGTTAAATGTTGTGCCGGCATCTGCTGCCGCATCCATTCGTTGACCTTCGGCGACTTCTGATGATGCTGAAGATAAACTAGAACCTGATGGTGCAGTCATTGCTGGAGCTGGCATAGGAGAAGATGGTGCTGCACCACCAGCAGCGGGCATAGAAGGTGATGCAGTGATTTCACCTATTCTTGATGATGGTGCACCACCAGTTAATGATGCTGCTTCTTTTTGATTTTTTGCCAACTGTAAAATTTTTGTTGGTTCACCACCAACAGCAATAATTTTACGGCGAACTTCTTCTTCCGTTATTGGTTTACCTGACGCTTGGTCTGTATATCCAGTTGATGAAGATGGGTCAACTATTACACCCGCCTTTGTGCTTAAAAATCCTTTAGCAGCATCTTGACTTTTTTCAGCATTCAGTGGACTATAAGGGTCAGGAGTCGGTGATGTGTTTTTTACTGCTTCACTTAATTTGTCTTGCGATGCTTTTGGTTTTTCTTCTAATCTTTTTCTTGCATCTCCATCATAGAATAAACCTTCACCAGAATCAAGTTTAGCTTGAGTTTGTTTTAGAGATGTTGTCGCTGAAGATGTGTACGATTCTGCTTTTGTACTGCCAGTATCTTTTTTGAATGGATAATATGCAGGTATCTTAAAATCTTCTAATTTAACTCCTTTTTTTTGTAAAAATTCTGGAATTAAATCATTTGCTTTTGAAAGAGGTATTGTATAACCTGGAAAGCCTACATTGTTTTTAATCCATGTAACGAATTTATCAAACACTTCTGTCATATCGATGATGAATGGTAGAATAAATTTGATTGCAGAATCCATTCCCTCACGAAGTTCTTTTTCACCAAATAAACCAAATGTAATAAATTTTAAAAATCCACCAAGTGCTGAAATAAGTGTATCGACAATGCTACCGCCTTGTTTCCATATTTTTATACCATCAAGAATACCATTGATAAGCCCACCAATAATTATTGCTGGCACAAACAATTTGGCTAATAAGGCAAGTATTGAACCACCGCTAAAGAATGCACTGAATGCACCAACAATTCCTGTAATCAATCCGCCAATTAATTTCACGGGATTGAGCATGTCAAGCAAACCACCAAACATACCACCACTTTCTTTTGGTGCAGACTCTTTACCACCTTTAGTTTCTACTGTTGGTGTTTTGCTTTTTGCTCTTGCCGACTCCATTTCAGCTTCACGTTGTTCTTCTGTTTTGAAGAACTTATCTGCTTTTGTTGCTGCCGATTCACCTTTAATCTTAACGAGTTTAGCAATGTTTTGACGAAGCACGTTTACATCACGTGCCATGCCAGGAATGGAAATTGAATTTTTTGCTATGATGTCAAGAAAAGGAAGAGCCTTTTCAAAAACATTAGTTTCTCTAGGTTCTGTTGGCTCTTCTGATGTGGGAACATCTTTTGTTGGCGCTGTTGGTTTTGCTTTTTTCTTCTTAAACAAAGAAGAGAGAAATCCACCAGTGTATGAACCACCAACGGATTCTTTCATTGAATTGAAGTCTTTGTAGCCAAGTTCTTTGGCTAAATTTTCCAAACTTTTCTTTGCCATTTATCGTTTTTGTTTTTGTGCGTTAATACGTTCTTTTTCTTCTTCCAAATACTGAATCAAAAGACCCAAATAAATGTTTCTTTCCCAAGGTAGCATTTCTTCAAGCTCGGTCAAACTATACTTATGGTGCTGCATCAAAGCAAAGTTTGTCTGATAATAATTACTCAGTGTATCATAACGAAAAATTAGGCGAAAAAATTTTGTAGTCCCCTAATCTCAATATCTTCCTCATAACTACATTTACCGCATTTAAAGTGTACGTCTTTTTTCAATTCAGGCATTGTGTCGAAGAATAACTTAATCTTTTCCAAATCTTTCTGTGACATTGAATCCACGAACTCAACCATTTCTTCGTGCGTTGAATCTTTGGCATGGTATACTTGTTCATCATCATACAGATAGTCAATACAGTCAATCAGAACATTTACTAGAATTTCGTTTTCATTCATGTCCTCATATTTTTGAATCATTTCAAAAGTTGGATATTTTAAACAGATACCAATTTTATCATTCAACATGAATTTGTTTGTGTGTTCTGGATGAAGTGTTGGTTCAATCTCAAGCAAGTTAAGTTTGAAATCAACTGAGCCATTGCAAGTTGTATCTTCACCTTTGTCGTTTTTTATTACGTTGTTGCACTTGTATTTTAAATCAACAACTTCTTCTACCGACCTTGCACGAAGATTCATAAACAGGTATTCAAGGTCAAATGTGGGCAAAGAATCAATATCGATGTCATCCAACACACAGTTTTTTAACACTCTACGAATTGTGCCGATTGTTTCTTTGGCATCTTCCGATTCTGCTGCCATTAGAAACAGCTTTTGTTCTTTTACAAGAAATGGTCGAATGCGAATTTCTTGTCCTGTCGAAATCAATTTAATATTATAAATTGGTACGTCAAGTTTTGGTAACATAATTTCCTCTCAATTAAAATGAAAATATTCTTGCGGCTGCTGCGCCTCCAAGTGAAGTCAATGTTTGTCCAATATCATATTGACCTTCAAAGATAGTACGATAACGTTGATATGCAAATGAAACAGATAGTCGATGAAAGCCTTCATCAGACCAAGTAAGTGCTTGAGGTGCTATGCCAACAGGAAAAGCATCAATCAGTTCGACTGCATAAATTTGACGAACAACATCATCATATTGTACAATGCGAATGTTCGTTAGATAACGTGTTGCATTACTTTTTGGATATCTTACATTGTTTGTGTCTGGTGGAATGATGGCATCCATCCAACGTTCAAACAATTTACGCTCATAGAAATCATTTGTACACAGAAAAGTTAAATTTGTATCTGTGTACTGCATACGATATGGTACTTTATAAGACGGACCATAAATTCTAGCATCTGCTGTTTCCAATGTTCTACCTGGTAATTCAGCAGTTTCACACTGAAGCGCAAGGTATCTTGAAATGGTTGGATTTGAACTTCTTGTTCCTTCGTTTTGAAACCCTAATGAAGAATTGATAGCATCGGAGACATCTGAAAAAATAGAGTTTGGAAAATTCAAAACTTTTTCTAGAAATGAATTACCGATTGATTGTCCAATGTACGCAGGAATAGGTAAGATAACTTCAAAACGACAAGGACGAGCCAAGCCATCTTTGCTTCTGATGTGTGATAAAAATAGATTAGGTGAAAACGACATTAAAATTTATCCTCTGATTCTGACCAGACTTTACTTGCGCTTGCTTTAGCAAATGATTCTACTGGTAACATGACGGCGATATCCCACTCATCTGCTGTAATTTCCAAAAAACGAGATTGTATATGACTGAACAAATATCGTTTTATGCAAGGCTTTGCTTGAGAGAAAACTTTCGTTGCTCTTGCAAGAAAA